TAACGTGCTGTGGCGTGGCTCTGCGTGCGCATGAGCCGTGTGTATTTTGCGTTCTCTAATCTATCATACTGCTTCTTCAAGTTATTAGCCTTGCAGAAGTCGTTGTATGCTTTCATGTGCTTCTGCAGCAGGCTTACTGCTCTGTCGTAGTCTGCTTGATATTTCTCTCGCTCAGATGCAGGGCAGTTCCTTAGTGCTGTATCTCTGCCCACAACGTTTTCCTTGTCGCGCCTGATCTTGCGCTCCATAGCTCGCTGCTTCTGCGAGAGATCGTAAGCCTTCTGGTTCTCTTCGGTGTCGAACTTCTCATAAGGGTTGTGTCCGAGAATACCGGGCCCGAAGCTGTGCCGGCAGTTCCAACCACACAAGCCCTCGCCTGAGCCATATCCGCACACATCGAAGTTCGGCAGTTCCTTAGTCCTGCCTGTCCTGCTGTACTGCTTAGCCTGCCACCAGAAGTGGTTACCGGGGTTATGTCCTCCGTCACCATAACGAGCACCCATGTGTCCTGAGACCTGTATCACATCATGCTCGTTGTCTATCATGCCTTGCAGTGATATGTTACCGCACGCCTGCGCTGTGCCTGTTCTCACTGCTCTGAGCGTTGCTACCTCGATAGTGTCTTTGTGGTAGACGTACTGACCGCTAGGAGCATCACCATATGTGATAGTGAGCTGTGTTGTACACAGTTTATCGACCGCCTGCCTTACTGCTTCCTGATAGGACGTAGCGCCTGTGACAACTTTCATGTGCGCTTCATCGAGAAGTCTGATAAACCGCTGCTGTGAGCTGTGTGCTGTTGTCCTGGTCAGGTTGTGGAATGTACCATAGGTGCGCTGCATTGTGTCCTGCATGATCTGCACCATTCGGGGGAGCTTGTTGATAGGTAAGGTCTTAGCACCTTGCGCTTCATAGATAGCTCTGTCTGCATCCCACGCTGTAATACCTGCATCCTCGAAGATAGCTGCTATCTCTCGGTCAGCTTTACCAGTCCACTTAGCAAGCTTGTTCTTGACTGCTTCATAGTGTGCATTAGCATCTTTCAGCACTTCTATCTGCCAGATATCAGACTGTGACAGCTTGAAAGGATCCTCGTGCTTTAGTCGTGCCATTAATCGGGAGACTATGTCTTTCAGTATGAAAGTATTGAGGTCGTCAATCAATGGCTGCATAGGCTCGATAAGAGCATCTATTTCCTCAGGAGTTAGCACTAATCATCACCCTCTGCGGAGAGCTGCTGTTGAAACAGCTGTACTTCTGCATCAGCTATCTGCGCTTCTGCTATCATAGCCTTTGCTTCTTCCTCGGTCATCTTTTCAAACTTCATCAGATACACCCACTTAGGCACCCACCCCTGCATAGCGTACATACGCCAGTTCGCCTTATCTTCCTCGTAGGAATATGTGATATCACCGAAAGCAAACTGCAGCTCGTATTCGCCGAGCGGTGCAAGGTTCATGAGGGTTGCTATCTTATCAGCGCCCTCGATAGCCTGTTCAAGCGCAGCCTGCAAAGCATCACGGTCGTCCTTAATGGTCTGTATGGTATCTCGGTCGTCACTCTCTATCTGGGTGGCGGTTACCATACCACGCTGACCGTCAAGAACGAATACACCCTCAGAGAAACCACACTTAACGCCTGCCATTGAAAGGTTAAAGTTGATATCCTGCAAGCGGGATTCGGTAAGCAGTGTAGCTGTATGCTCTTTGATGCTGCTATTGCTTGCATCGTCCAAACCGATACCGAGCTGCTGAACAAATCTCGGTAACTTAAAGTTCCTGTTATCGGCAGAACGTTTAATGCTCTGACCGATGAACGTCATGTGCTTGCTGTCCTCGATCTCGGTGTCCTTGCGGGAGATCGCCACATCAATGGCTCTAAGCTCGGTCAGAGCGTTGGCAAATATCGACACACCGAGAGGTGAGGTATCATCGATATTGTTTGAGCCCGGTACGCGGTAGTAAGCGAAAAGGGGCTTAGTCAGTCCGCGTATGTAAGTATCGGGCTGCAGGTGTGCCCAAGCTCTGACCTCAGTTAGAGGAACAGGTGTGCCGAGTGTTGTGTTACCGCTGATATCTGTACCGTTCCTGAATGCCTTGTTGGTCACCTGATACAGCGATTCACCGTCAACATCGACAAACCTGTGATATTCAAGGCGTGTATAGGTGTTGTTACCTTCCACCGCCTGAACTGCGAATATCGCGCCTGTTATCTCGCGGTTTCCGTTTACTTCGGTCACTCCGAAGCTACCCGGAAGAACGAAGTCCCAGCTCGTGCCGTTCCAACGAATCATCATACCGCCGAGCCTGTCAGCTTCACACATCTTTTCGGGCAGTCTCTTTATCAGATCATCGGTTATGTTCTGCAGGAAGTCAGCTCTCGCAGAGCCGCCGCTCACGCTGATACCGATGTCAAGTGTGGTAAGCTTCGCTCTGGTGTCAGCTATGAACTTAGCCATGTTGACGGTCTTGATACCGTCCTCACGGTCTACCCACGGAGCCTTACCCTTCGAGATGTTATCCCAATTGTTAAGCGCGTTCTGCATCTGCGAAGATGATATAAGCTTAACACCGAACTCACGTCCTATATCCGCATTGGTTGCACCGAACAAGTTGCCTAACCTCCCAAGCAGGCGTGTAAAAATACTCATATCATCACCGCCCTATATATCAAACATTAATTCGTCTCGTAGTATCGTATAGCAGAAGTACCTCAGTTCGTCCATAGCGTGGTCGTTTTCCTTGATGACCGAATCCACGCTCGCATCTTCTTTCCAAGAGTAGCTGTCGAACTCCTTGATAGTTGACTTGCAGTCGCTGCAGAAGTGCAGCACACCTGCATTGAGATACTTCGTAACTGTCTGTATGCCGTTGAGTACATCGTTGATTGCCTTGCGCACATCGTACTCTCCGTACTTCAAAATCGTTTCAACCATAGCCGCAGCCGAAGGGTCAATAACGATACACTCTATCGGATAATCACCGATGAAGTCTTTCAGCATCTTGTAATATCGCTCATTGTCAACTCTCTTTGCAGAACCGCCGCGGTAGTACAGCTCTTTGATCTTCGTAGCTGTCTTATGCGTTGGGTCGTAGTCGTAAAGACCCGCTGCAAATGGATTGACTGTACCATAGTCCACAGCAACGAAGTATCGGTGCCGTGCGTTGAACGTTGGTACAGTATCGATAAGATGCTTTTCTCTGTCGAACATCGGGTACACAAGACCCTCAGCTCTTACCCAGAGCCCGAGAATGTAACGGCGGTAGAACACACCTGTGTACATCTTCTCGTATCGTTCTTTGATTTCAGGAGACAAGCTGAGGTTATCGTCCATCGTGAAATGGAGATACAGAGCGTTCTTTTTCGTTCTCTGCTGGATCCACTCCAAGTAGAACCAGTGAGAGGGGTTCTCAGGGTTACAGTTGAACCAGAACTTAGAGCCCTCTACCGAACAACGCGCCATAGCCTGCTCAACAAATGACCTGGGCATGAGGGCGACTTCGTCAAAGAATACGCCTGCAAGTGTCATACCCTGTATCAGTGAGTAACTTGATTCGTCCTTACCGCCGAAGAGGTAGTAAGTGTTTGTCTTGCCTGCCGCTGAAACGATTATCAGGTTCTCAGACCTACGCTCGGTTATCGTGTAAATACCCTCTAGCCATTGTGTGAGGTGCGAGATAACGTTACGTCTGAGAGCTTCTATTGTCTTTCCGCAGATAGCGAAAAACTGATTGTTATAGCTTGTCATCGACCAGTTAATGAAGCCGATTGACATTGACAGTGTCTTGCCTGATCTGATAGAGCCGTCACAGATTATTGCATCATAGTTCCTCAGATTCGGGCGATTCCACCAAGTCAACGTCAGATTCTGACGTTTCCCGAATTTCCGGAATATCATCCAATTCAACCTCCTGTGAGCTGCTCTCCTCGATCATCTTGAACAAGTTGTTTTCCTTGTCCTCGCCCTTAGCTGCACCAAGTTCTCCGATCGAATCAAGGTACAGCGCTATTGCCTGTGTGTTACCTGTCTGTGCAGTCTTTACGAGTGCATCAGCTATCTGGAACTTCTGTGTCAGTTCCTCATCAGGTACGCCTAAGTTCTTCAAGCGCTTACGTATTCGCGCATCTTTGATAGGCAAGCCTGAGTATAGCAGCAGCAGGTCTGCCATAGCTTGGCGCTTCTTGCGTGCTTCATGTGAAGCCTTGCCGCCTGCTGACTGTATAGCACGAGCTTCCTCAACAGGGATTTCGTTGAAGAGCCTTAGGTTCTTGTTCTGTGGTCTGTACTTCTTCTCTTTTTCGTCAGCCATGCTATACACCTCCTTGCTTTAGCGTTATGCTGATACTGGGGGCTTGCTGCCGTGTGTCTGAAAAACGACTATTCCCGCAGTCGGTAGGAATGAGCCCTCAATTAAGGCTTGACCGCCGTAGCTTCTCATCGTGTCCGAGCTTGAATAGCCGTTTATCGTTGTTAGTTCTGTCGGTGTATCACTTGTTGTTGGTTCCGAGTACACCGCGCTGTGCTCTGTCAGTTACGCGCTTGTTCATCCACATGAGCGCTTCTTCGATGTGGGTAAGAGCACAAGCATTTTCACGGCAGGCGACCTCGCCGCTCTGGAAACCTTTGAGCCTGTCGCGGACGATCTCCAACAGATCAGTGTCAAGTACGCCCGGAGTGCTGTTAGGGTCTTTCCTCGGTCCGTTCTGGAAAGCTATCTCAACAGGTTCTGCCACATCGGGTTTGTCCGTAGGCAGTAACACCAAGTACTCATGACTTGCATTACCCGCACCGGGCTCGTCTACTGCGTATACCTCGTTGAGGTTGTTTTCTGTCTGAATGCGTATCAGCTTTCTGTTTTCCATCGTTAGCCCCTCCGTTAGTGTCGTTGTTTTGAACACCCTGCTCAGAATCGAACTGAGCCGCACATGGTGTGCTGCTGTCCTGCTAGGTGATATGCACCCGCTGCCGCTGCTGAATACAGCGGGTGCAAGAAGGTAGAAAGGAGAATTAAATGCCAGAACAGCAGTAAATGGTCAAAACCTGCTGCCCGAGCCCCATGAGAATGAAACACAAGTCGTAGTACAATGGCGGCATTGTCCGGCAACATCAAGCCGGAGGCATACTCGATGCGCCTACCGCCTGTTGTATCTACTTGCGTATATTATACACCAGATGTTGTGGTTTGTCAAGGGGTAAAACACAACATCTTGTGGTTAAAGACAAAATAGCCAAAAATAACCACAAGATGTTGTATGTTTTGTATTAATTATCCCTGCTTTGCAGCCCTCAGACGTACCCTCAGGGCGTTGAGAAGTCCTTCCTGCGTTAGGTCTTTCGCATGAAGAGCTGTAATAACATCCTCGTCAGCTCCGCCTTTGACGATCAGGTGATGCACGATAACCGGGTGTGTCTGACCCTGCCTGTGCAGTCTCTTGTTCGTCTGTTGATACAGCTCCAAGCTCCATGTCAGACCAAACCAGATGATGTGATGTCCTCCACGCTGTAGGTTCAGACCGTAACCGCAGGACGCAGGCTGCACGAGCATGAGATCTATCTTGCCATCGTTCCAGTCCTGCTTCTGCTGCTCTCCCTCGTACACGGCTACACGCTTACCTGTTTTCGAGAGTGCCTGCATGAGCCTGTCCTTGTCGTGCTTGAAGTTATAGCAGATTATCGCGTGTTCGTCTCCGAGCTGCTCAACGGTCTCCAGGAGTGCATCAAGCTTGCAGGACTGCAGTTCTATGACCTTGCCGTCCTCGTCATACACTGCACCGTTGCACAGCTGCAGGAGCTTGTTGGTGAGCACTGCAGCAGTACCCGCCGTGATCGTGCTCTCGTCAACCTCGATGAGCATATCACGCTCTAGCTTCTTGTATGCTGCCGCAGCAGGCTTGTCAAGCATAACAGGTATGTCGTTGTACATCAGCTCAGGGAGCGACAGATAGTCAGCTGACCTCATGGATATGCAGATATCAGATATCCGCTTGTAGATCTCTTTGTCCGCTCCGTCCCTCAGAGCGTAGCTGTAAATTATCTGACCATTTCGCTTGTCGGGTGTGAAGTACGCATCACGGTAAGCGGTTATCGTTCTGCCGAGCCTTTGCCCTCCGTCCAGTAAGTACACCTGAGCCCATAAGTCCATGAGGGACTTCGGAGAGGGCGTACCGGTCAACAGCACCATGCGATTGATACGGCTGCGGACTAGCTTCAATGCTTTGAACCGCTTAGCCTGATGATTCTTGAAGCTTGATGATTCGTCAAGAACCACCATGTCAAACGGCCACTTGTGTTTATAATACTCCACGAGCCATTGAGTGTTCTCGCGGTTTATCAGGTATATATCCGCAGGCGTATTGAGTGCAGCTATGCGCTCAGCCTGAGTGCCCATGACGAAGGAAAAACGAAGTTCAGAAAACTCTAACCACTGTGCTCCTTCTGTGTGCCATGTGGATTCTGCTACTTTCTTCGGTGCTATGATTAAAGTCTTGACAATTTGCAAGTAATGATACTTCAACCGCTTCACTGCATCGAGTGTTATAGCAGTCTTACCAAGACCCATTTCGAGGAACAGTCCGATGTTCGGCGTATCGATTATCCGATCACGGCAGTACGCCTGATAGTTATGCGGTACAAAGTGCTTAGGACTTCCCATGTTCACCACACACCTCTCTCACAAACTCCATCGCCTGCTCCATGCCAATGACCACACGCACATCAACACCCAAGTGTCTTAGCTTCTTGTGGATATACTTCTGACGTGGCGACACGATACCGCCCTCACGTTTCAACTCAACAAATATGATCCTGCCATGCGGCAGAATACAAATCCTGTCCGGCACTCCACTAACTGACGGACTTACGAACTTGAAGAAAATCCCGCCATGCAGTTTCAGCTTC